AAGGAGCATTACAAAATGTTAGAAGCACTTAAAAAAAGATACGAAGCACAAATTGCTGAGGCATCTACAACAATAAATATATACCTTAGTAATTCAGTAGGAATTGGTGAACACCCACAACATCTAGATGAAATTGATAAATTACTACAAGTAATAGTAGATGCTGAAGAAAAAATAAAATTGATAGAAAGAATGGTTGCTAATGCAGGACCCAAGTAAACCTCTTTGGTTTAATAGGCCAAAGGAAAAACCTATTACAAATCACAAATCAAAACCTAAAGATTTTTCAATCTTTGTAGCAACACCCTGTCATAGTGAAGTGTCTTTGCATTACTTCCAAGCTTGTTTAGAGTTTCAAAAACAATGCATGAAAAAGAATGTATTAGTTTGTTTTCAAGTAATGAAATCTTCTTTAGTCACACAAGGTAGAAATTTATGTGTTTCTAGTTTTATGGAAACAGATAGCACACATTTATTATTTATTGACTCTGATATTGATTTTGCTAGTGAATCTGTTTTTAAAATGATAGCAGCTAAAAAAGATGTTATTTCAGTTCCTTATCCATTGAAAAGTCTTAATTGGAGACAAGCCTGGGAGAAAATAAAAAGTGGCAAAATTAAAAATGAAAATGACTTACAATACAAAGCTTTATACCAATACCCAATGAAATTACCAAACGAGAAAGATATTACTATTAAAAATGGAGTAATAGAAGTTACACATTCTCCAACTGGATGTATGTTGATAAAAAGAGAAGTAATAGAAAAGATGATTAAAGCTTATCCTGAGAAAGAAATTATTCAACAAACCATCATTAATGGTAAACTTACCAATAGACCCTTTTTTTATAATCTTTTTGACACTGATTTTGACCCAGTTAAAAAAAGTTATTTAGGAGAAGATTTTGCTTTCTGTAAAAGGTGGAGAGATATAGGTGGTAAATGTCATGCATTGATAACTGAAAAAATAACTCATGTCGGAGAACACCAATATAGAGCTTGTTTTGCTGATGAGTTGATAAAGACTGAGTAAAATGGTAATATTTACTGATTAGCTAATTTTAAGGAATACATAATATATGTTACAATTTTTACCCTACGCACTAGCAGCCTACGGAGGATACAAAGGTTATAAAGCATCCAAAGACGCTGGTGGATCAGGACTTCAAAGATTATTAGGTGGAGCAACTGGAGCCTATTTAGGATACCAAGGTGGTAAGATGGTGCCAGGTGTAAGTACAGCTGGTTTTGGTCAGGCAGGCGGAATACCATCATTTTCACAATTAGCACCTATACAAAGTTTATCACAAACAGCTATAGGTCCACTATTAGGATTACCACAACAAGCATCAGTTTTAAATCCTGCAGGTCAAATGGCAGTTGGTCAAGCTACAATGCCAGTAGCAACAACTGTAGCTGGAGCTACTCAAGCTGGTGCACCAACTGTAGATAATAGAAATATTTTACAAAAACTATTAATGAGAACAAGAAAAGGTGTGCCAGGTGAATACGAAATAGATCCTTTTAAAGCAGCTCTTGGTATTGGTGCACTAACTTATGGATCAGGTGCTTTTGAACCACAACCACAAGACGTATTTACACCAACATATAATTTAGCTGTAGCCGAATTACAAAGACGAAGAGGTGGATTTAAATATATTGACCCAGTAGATGGTACAGAAAAAACTTTTGAACAACCATATATACCTGAAGCTAATCCTGCAAATCAAGGTGACTTTAGAATGGGACCTTATGCAATAGAAAGAAACAGATTGAAAGAAGGTGGATTAGCAGAAATTAGAAAATTTAATGAGGGTGGTATAAATTACCTTCCAAGTAAAAGATCTCATAGTGAAGACGATGCAAACAATTATGTAAGAGCATCAGGTTATGTCGAAGATGGATCTGGCACAGGAGATAAAGACGAGGATACAATGTTAGCTCAACTAGCAGACGGAGAGTTTGTAACAAGAGCAGATGGAGTATTAGGCGCAGGAATCATTGCTGGAGGAAATCCTAATAGCATGAAAGATATGAGAGAAAAAGGTGCACAATACTTCTATGAACAA